GCGATACCTATGTGGCTGGAATGCCTCTCGGTGAAATATCACCGGGATATTGCGGATGTGTCTTAGAACCAAATCTAGAACAACCATGCTGTCCTTACCAAAGGAACACATGATTGCTGGATTTTGGGCACGCTTTAGCGTTTGCTCAATGAGGGCATGAGCATAATCTATCTTGTTTTGGTATTGCATTAAAAAGCGACAATTCCAGCGGCTGCAATTGCTGCGGCCGCAGTTGTAGCACCAGCAGTTTTAGTAGCAGAAGCAGCCTTGTTTGCACCCGCCAATTGAGCAGCAGCGGACTGCTGAGCAATGTCTCTATTGGTGATGTTAGCCTGATTGGCCAACGCCAAGTTAACACCTGTGTCTGGATTGTAGGTTGTTGGAGTGTTGAACGTCTTAGCCAAGTCCAGAGCATACCCTTGCTGTTGAGCAGCGGTTTGACCAGCATTGCTCTGTTGACCTAGTAACATGGCTGTTGGGTCATACGCCGCGCCACGATAGCCTTGAGCCAAGTTGAGAGCATAAGCTCTATTGGCTTCAGAAGTAGCCGAGTCAGCTTGCCCGATTAAGCCAAGATTGGAAATGTTCTGCTGTTGCTGATTGGAAGCAAATAAACGGTTCTGAGCGTTCAAATCCATACCCGCAGCCTGATTGGCAAGGGAGAACTGATTTCTCGCGCCCTGATCGGCCATTGCATACTGAGATTGTAATTGAGCGTTTGTAAGTTTGCCCTGATTGCCAGCCTCAGCTCCAAACATACGAGCTTGATTGATCGCAGCTTGGTTGGAAAGATTGGCTCGATTCTGAGCCTCGGCTCCAAATTGACTAGCTCCAGAAATGTTTTGGGCGTTCTGTAAAGCAGCTTGGTTGGCGGCAGCAGCCGTAAATTGACCCGCTTGCGAGCCTAACATTGCGTTCTGCAACTGAGCTTGATTAAACGCAGAAGCCCCAAACTGACCAGCTTGGTTAGCTGCATTAGCCCTGAACTGGGCGGCTTCCGCCCCTAAACCAGCCGTAAACTGACCAGCTTGATTAAGAGCTTGAAGATTGGCCAAGGATAGGTTCTGACCCGCTTGTTGGTTGGCGAGATTGGCTTGAAGCGCAGCTTGTTGATTGGCTTGTTGTAAACCAATTTCCTGCCCATAGAGACCTGTTCCAAATTGACGGTTGGCAGAAAGGTCTTGGGTGTAAGCCTGATTGAGAGCAACCGCCTGAGCTAGGTCTTCACCTTGACGTTGACGCGTTGCACCAGATCGAGCCGCAAGTTCAGCCGCAATGGCTGGATTGCTCATCTCAATGCCACGAGCAGTATAGGCTTCGCGGGTGGCTTGCTGGAGGTTACGAACCTCTTCAGGGGAAAGACCACCTGTGCTACCGGCAAATTCTGCCGCACGACCACCTAATAGTTGAGCAGCTTGGCTAGGGCCAGCTTGCAGAGCTTGGGTGTAAAGAGATTGACCAAGTTGACCACGGGCTAGGCGTTCAGCCTCTGCCTGCATACCGCTGGCAGCTTGAGCAGCTTGATAGCCTTGCGGGGTGTAGCCCTGAGACTCATAACCCCGCGACTGTGCTTGTTGAGCATTGTAGCCCTGAGACTGCGCTAGAGCCGCGTTATAGCCCTGAGCCGAAGCCTGTGCGGCATCATAGCCACCAAGACCTACCTGTGGGGCACTACCCAGCAAAGAGGCTTGGGCTGGATTGAACTGAAGATCACCAAACTGTTGAGCATTAAAAGCCGCCGTCCGCATTGGGGCGTAGGCATCAGGAACTCGCCTCAAGGCTTCAGCGCGTTGTAAACTCCCTTGAATCTCCGGGTTTAGCTGATTGTAGGTGGCTGCAAGTTGAGGAGCTAAAGCAGCAACATCTGCCGCTCCCGCCGTGCGTAGGGCAGTATTTGCCGCCGTCTCTACGCCACTGGTAACACCAGCAGCTTGTTTATACAAATCAAGGCTACCACCTTGGTTAGTTGTAAATTGAGACGTAAGCCCTGCGGCGTCAGCAGCAGCCTTAGCGTATTGCTCTAGGCTTCCGTATGTTTGACCATAGCTGGGGTCGTTATTAAAATTATTTTGGATGTCAGGCCGAGCGGCAAGAAATGCCTGAGCATTAAATTGTGGTGTGCCAGATTGAAATTGGCCAAGGTCTCTAAGACCCTGAGCACCAAACTGAGGACGTGCCGCAGCTTCCGCCCCAAGTAGGGCCGCAAGAATCCGTGGGTCAGATACAGAGGAAAGATACCTACTGGTAGCATCACCGGGATCAAATCCAAACGGGTTTGGCGCAGGAGCGTTAACCGCCGGTCCTTGCCCCATGTCGGGTATATACTCGCCTGTCTGTGGGTCGTAAGGCATAAAATTAGAGGGAAGAAACTGCGTAAACGCTTGCTGTGGTTGTGCCGTAAGAATAGAGCCTTAGCACCATTGCTTGCCCAGCCGTTAGGGACGCAGGGAAACTACCACCAGCAGAAGTAAAAGCAGGCCAAGTTGTAGTGATGGTGCCAGCCGTAGCATTCTTTAAGGCCACAATAGTAATGTAACCAGAAGCAGGAGCGGAGATAGCAAAGGTGCTATTACCAGTGAGTTCAATTTTGGCATTACTAGCAACCGCAAGATTGAGGGTGATAGTGCCGCTTGTGGGATAGCCCAATTCTGGGGGTAAATCAAGAAGGGTGATGTCTGCAATGCTTGAGGTGATGCTACCCGTAAGAGGACCAGAAAAAGATGTAGCGGAAACAACACCACCAGAAGTCCAGTTTGGGCCACCTGTGCTTATCTTGGCTGGAGTGATGCCGCCGTCCTTAACAATGATGGCACCGCCAGAAAGCTGAGTGGTAGTGCTGTCCACCGCACCAGATAAAAACGTAGCTGCATCCACCAAGTTATTGAGGTTGGTTGCACTAACTTGCGTGTCGGCAACAATTGTTGCTCCTTTGGATAGAATTGCCATGTTATGAGGCTTGTGTTAATGCTCTAAATGTAGGTGATGCTGTGAGTTTTACTAAGCGCAACTTGGGTCGTCCAGCAGTCGGAGTATATCGAAGTTGCATTCCGTAAGCTCTAATGTTGCCGATTCTACCACGCAAGGATGAGTCTTCGCCCACTGGAAGCACCTCGCCTAGAATGCCCAATATGGTGCCAAGCTCAAAGTCGCTGTCCAAGTTTTCGGACACAGCATCAATAATGGCGTCAGAGTTGTTGGTTTCGCTGGATTCCGTATGGATTTCAAAGCTGTTAAACTTCTTACGCTCTGGGCTCTGGAAGGTGAACTCGCGGGTTAGGGCTTCAGATTCAACATGGTAGAAGCTGGCTGGAAGACCGGGGAAGGTGTAGATGTTGTCAACGTCATCCACGCGAAACTCCATTTCGTTAATGCCGCCAAAACGGTTGATGGCAAAGAGCCTATTAACGCCGCCCGCCCCAGAGGTAATGAAGTTGGCTACGTCCCAGCCCTGTTGCTCAATCAAATCTATGCTCTCCCAGCCTTGATTGAGTAGGTTGTAAACAAGGATGGCGTTGTTGTAAATGGACGCATCCAATGGCACCGCGATGTAGTAGCGATTGTTGTGATAGATGGCTACCGACTTATCAGCATACTCCTTGTTGATTCGACGGATGATGGGGTCAATTGGGTCAGACAACGGGAGTCCTGCTCCGCGAAGATTATAGAGGTCGCCGAAGGCTGTTGCGTAAACTCCGTTGTCTGAAAGGAAGAAGATTTGATTGGCAATGGTTACAACGGAACGACGGGCTACAAGCCCAGCTTCGCGTGTAATTTCCTTGAGTGTAATATCCGTCAGGGTGCCTGACAATCCGCTAAGAAGATGAATGCTATTGCGATTGAGCACCACAGCATTGTCGTCCGTGAACGGGTGGACATACTGGAGATAGTCAGCAATGCCCGCCGTAACCTTGAACTGGTTTTGAATGTGGTCATAGGTGTCTGAATCAAAAATGTCGGAGAATATCAACTCATCTCGGACGTTGCGGCTAGTAATGACTTCGCTGCCAGATGTTCCTGTTGAGGTGTAGTAGTAGGGGGCAATGATGCGCCGTTGGTGATAGACTCCCCACGGGGGCGCGGGCATACGAACAAAGCCAATCCCTTGTGACTGAGCCACAGAATAAATAACCTTGTGGGCTCCATGATCTGCAACTTGAGCAAAGAATGTAAAACTATTAGCGGTGGGAACTGACGCAACAACGTAACCCACACCATTTTCCACCAGAGCAGTTGTGCCATTATCAATGACAAAAATCTGGCGGCCAACAGCAAGACCATGAGCTGTTTCGCTTACCGTAGCTATACCATCCGTAATGGTTGTATTACTGGCTGCTTCGTAATACGTTGTGTTGGCGTAGGTGCCGTTTGCCACCTTAACGAAAGCTGGGCTACTTACAAGGCTACCATTCCAAGAGAGTGCCGTAAGCCCATCGCGGAAGATGAACACCTTGTTGAAGGCTTGAATCATCTCAACATCATCCGTAATGGTAATGCTGGCGGGATAGGCAATGTCAGTGGATGTTCCTGTAATGCAGTTAACCGCGATGGCGTTCTTGTTCAGAGCAATGATGAAGTATTCGTCATTGTCGTCAGACGGGTCTGAGAACAAACAAGAGCCGTAGGCGTTGTTGATGTTGCTGCTAAGAAATGGAGCCCCGGCAAAGTTGCTGCCGCCAATTGAATAGGTTTCGCTGCCTGTCGCACCTGTGATGGTGAATGTAAATGTTGTTGAACCAGTGACGGTTACAGTGCGATTTCCATTGGGATCAACTGATCCAGTGAGCCCAAAGATGCCCACTTGCGTGCCTGTAATAAACCCATGAGCAACAGAAGTTGTTATGCTAATTGTTATTATGCTACGAGTTGCACTGCTAATCGTTCTATTAGTCCAAACGTAGAACGGCACAATTAACGCTTCGCTACTATCACCCAGTTCAGGGCCAAAAGCATTAGACCCTTTTCGCGGTTGCCAAGCCCCATCAATGTCCATGCGTCCGTTAATGGACACAGCCAGCTCGCCAGTCTTTAGTTGATCGGGGCGCAATCGGGCATTAATTCGTGAAAACCCAACGTCCACCTCATCATTGAACTGATTGTCTTTTTCGCCAAAAGTATTGTAACGAGCCATTGTTCCATCATACCCTACCGCTCAGGTTGTTTTCTTTTGCAAGAAACATGATTAACGGTAGGCGGCAGTCTTACGCGCAATGGACTTAGGCTGCTTTACAAACTGCTTACCAGCCTTCATTCCCTTACGTTTGGCCGCATTGGTGGCCGCAATT